ACCATTGCCTGCGGTCACACCCACCCCGTGTCCATTCTGTATCAAAAGGGGTGTCCTGCATGTGAGATGAAGACAAAGCAGGTACCCACGAGAGAAGTTTCCAAAGTTATAGATTTGGGGTTCTAGATATGTAGATGGCGCTCACAAAGGCTCAGCTACTCCTGAAGTCCATGAATGACTTCTACTCGGTCCCCGAGAATGCCAGAATCTTCACGGACATCGTCTCTGGTACCAAGGGTGGCGTGTCCCTTCGTTCCATAGAGAGGTTCATCACGACGTATTCCAAGAATACGAACTTCTGTTTCAAGACTACCGGGGGTTCATCGTTTCCCGTGCACCTCAAGTACAAGTCGACGCTTGACGGCTACAGCAAGAAGCTGTTTGACCCGTTTGCCAGATATGAGAGGATAGAATACACCATCCCTGCAACTGGCGCCAAGATCATGACCACCGTTGCCCAGCTCAACTTTCTGAGGTGGGCAATCAAGAATGGTATTGTCAACTACATCCAGGCAAATCCATCTGTTACGAAGAGCTCATAAATCCACGAGAGATTGTGAACTTCTTGTCAATTATATAGTACCCATGAAACTGCACAGCCTCTGTCACGAGTTTGTTCAGTTTCACCTGCAGGAAGGACCCGTTGCTGTTCGTCTTGCTCATGTCGAGCAGTCCACTGGGGGCGGTGTTCATGGGGTTCAGCGCGAATGTGTAAGAGTATATGTCCTTTAACGGCGGTCTGAAGTTTGGATTGAACTTGTAGTAGTTGCGTGTGGATATGTTGCTCCTGGAGACGTCTACCAGCGGACTAAGACTCGAGTTGTTGTTGATGTAGATATCGGCAGTGGACATGATGGGGTTGAGGTTCTGATCGTCTTGATCGTCGCTGACGACGTTGCTCAGGTTCATCCGCTGATTGAAGTAGTCGATGTCCGTCAGTTGCTCAAAGATGTCCCTTCGGAAAAACCACACGATCGTCTTTACGTTGTCGCTCCCGACGAGATTGAACTTGACCCTGGCTTCACCCGTGTCCTCTGGGATCTCCTGGATGGGCTGGCGGATGGCGAGGGTGAACACCCGCTCGATGTCCTTCGATATGAGCATCTGCCTCTCCTGCAGGGTCAGGTCTGCCACCGTCATAATCACGTCAATGTGAGGGATAGATATCACGTCGGTGGTGTCGGAGAATGCAGAGGGTGGGTTGAAGGACATGCTCATACGGATCTTCTGCTTGTGGATGGCGCACAGGGGGAAGGGGTTTTTGTGGTTAAAGAAGGTTGGGAGGACCAGGTAGACCGTCTGGGGTCCACCCGTCCCATCTCCACCCACACCCGCCTTCAATGCCCTCCGTTCGCTCGTGTCCGCATACAGGTTGTAGTATATCATCATAGAGTCGCCGTATATGGTCTCGATGTCCAACTCGTCTATCCTGATGTTCACATTATCCAATAGCGACCACGCAATGTCTTTGCAGTAGGTGGAGAGTCTCCACCTGGCATCCAGGAGTTCGGGGAGTTGCACTCGGATCACGAGGTCTGTCATGATGTCTCCCAACTCCTGGGGGTTCAGGAAGGTTGTGACGGTCTTGCCGAAGGGCCAGCTTTCCGTCAGGGCAGTTGTGCTGGGGCGGGTCAGTCTCTGGACCTTTTCATACTTTGCAAACTTCGAGTGGCGCTCGGGGAGGGTGTAGTGGAACAGGGAATCGTGGGGGTCGGGGGAGTCGAGGTAGAGATCTTGTTTCCCCACCGCATCAAGACTTAGTATAGCACCTGATGTTGCCATTACAATTCGCACAGATCTTTTTGCCACATATCTATCACGCCCAAGCTCTTAATTCTAGCCAACTCCGTCCGTGCATCTAGCGCCTTCTGCCGCAATGTTGCCACCTCCTCCTCCGTGTACTCGTACGTCTTGGTTGCCAGCAGGTAGTCCACCTCCTTGAATTTGCGCCGAACCAGGTCAGCCTCCAGAGCAGCCTTCTTCACCCGGAACACCTGGATGTCCCCGCTGCACACGTCCTCGATGAACCTCGCCTTCTCCGAGAGCTGGTCAGCCTCGTGGGTCAGGTGGGCAACCATCGCCTTCTTGCGCTCGTTGTAGACCCCAACCCGTATCTCCGCGTAGTCGGTCAGGATCTCCTCGGGGCTCTGGTAGCGCTTGATGCCGTGCTTGGGGTGGAACAGGTGCATGTTCGAGGTGTGGAACGTCTTGCGCATCTTGAAGTCCTTCATCATATCCGTGCCACTGTAGCCGAAGACCTCGAAGCGGACATCCTGGGTGGTGCTCGAGTTGCGGTAGCTCGTAATCTTCTTCTTCTCGATCAGGGTGTCGAGGTGCTCCTTGAATGGGTCAGTCCACACCCCAGGGGGCAACTCCGTGATGGTCAACTTGTCACCCGATGCGGTGGCAATCCCCTCTGCCACCCACGAGTGTTCACCGTCCTGCCGGAGGGTCCCCGTGAAGCCCTTGAACCACGGAGCCATCTTCTGGAGCGGCTTCCCCTGCATTACCCTCTCGAGGTTTGCCTTCAGGTCTGCGGGGTTGTAGGGTGGGACGTAGCACGAGAAGCCCGTGCCGATGCCCTCGCACCCGTTCACCAGAGCCGTGGGGATGATTGGAGCGTAATACTCTGGCTCCACCTTCTGCCCGTCATCCACCACCGCCGGGAGCAACTCCGTGTCTCGCTTGTCAAACAGGCGACGAGCCTCGGGAGTCAGGCGGGTGAAGATGTAACGAGTCTGGCTCGCATCCTTGCCACCCAGAAGGCGGGTCCCGAACTGCCCAGAGGGGAACAGGAGGTTGATATTGTTCGACCCCACGTAGTCCTGAGCCAGGCGCACGATCGTGTCAGCCAGTGACACCTCGCCGTGGTGGTAGGCTGTGTGCTCAGCGGTGTATGCTGCAAACTGCGCCACCTTCACATCCTGGGTCAGGTTGCGCTTGAAGGCGGCAAAGATCACCTTGCGCTGAGAGGGTTTCAAGCCGTCCATCATGCTCGGGATGCTCCGATGGAGGTCCGCCAGACTGAAGTGAACCATGTCGCGGGTGATGAAGTTGCTGACGGTCAACTCCCTGACGTCCCCGTACGAAACCGAAAGTGTCTTGGACTCCTCGGAAGCCTGGGTCAGCCAGTGCTTTCGGGCATCAGCCTGCGACTTGTCAAACGCCAAGGTCATCACGTCATCGGTTGTCTCATCCGTGTCGAAGCGAACCGTGAGGCGGTCGATAGCCTTGAAGTACTCCTTTGCCTCTACAGCAGTTGAGGTACCCAGACCCTTGTAGTACTTGATCTTCCACCCCTGGGGGCGAGTGTCCCACCACTCACGGTACGCATTCTCCGTGAAAAACCACTTGTTCTGGGTCCCCTTGGTCGCCTTGATGATCGGTGTCACCATACTCACCACAAATCCCAGATTGATCAACTCGGGCCAGAAGGCGTGGATGTTGTTCAAGACCAACCCCTTGATGTGGGACCCGTCATTGTCTGCGTCAGTCATGATCATCATCCGACCGTAGCGCAACTCCTTGAGGCTCGTGTAGGTGTGACCGTGCTTCAGACCCAGGATCTGCTTCACAGCGTTGAACTCTGCGTTGGCAGTCACCTGCTCTGCTGAGCAATCACGGATGTTCTTGGGCTTGCCACGCAGGGGGAACACCCCGTACTTGTCGCGCCCCACCACAGTCAGACCAGCCACCGCCAGAGCCTTGGCAGAGTCTCCCTCCGTCAGGATCAGGGTGCACTGGTCCCCCTTGGCAGTCCCAGCCCAGTTGGCGTCATCCAGCTTTGGGATGCCCGTGAGGCGCGTCTTGAGCCGGTTGCCATCCGTTTTCTTGAGCTCCTTCTCCGCCTTGACACGGTTCAGGGCGTCAATCTCAGCCTGGATGCCCGTCTTTTGGAGCACCTGCTTGTGGAAGGTTTTCGGGGGCTCCCACCGGCTTCCGAACTGACCCACCTTCAGGGTGCACTCATCCTTCACCTGGCTGCTGAAGGTCGGGTTGACCAGTGTGGACTTGACCATCACGAACAGGGTATTCTTCACCTGGTGACCCTTCAGGGTGCACTTCTTCCCCAGGGTCTCCAGGACACCGTCGGTCACCTGGGAGATCACGTGGGTCACGTGGGAGCCACCCTTGTAGGTGCAGACACCATTGACCCAA